TCCGGCTGCAATCATACTTACACGTTTTTAGCTACGGTTCGCAAGGTAGCCAAAGACTCAATAGACGATCTTTAATGAGCAGCGAACAGCACGTCCGATCGTCAGGAAAGATTATGAAAAAGCCAGACAAAAAACGAATTCAGGAAGTCGTTAAGCAGCTCCGCGAAAAAGCGACTGGTACCTACGTTTGGCGAGTGCGAGACAAAGACCGACACTCATATTGCATCGAGTTCCCAGATCACGAAAAGTCACAGGCGGAAGATTGGTGGGAAAAGAACCGCACCAAATACCCGGACTACCACAAGAACAACGAACTCGCTCGAGTCTTCTTTCACACAGCGGATGACAGATTGATGCTTCAAGCGGCGGAATACCTCGAAGCATTGGCTGAAAAGTAAACGCGGATCGGAACTCCGATCGTCACTGGCAATTTTCAAAAAACATAAAGTATAGGGATTGACCGCAAACTACCAGTAAGGCACACTGCACTCGTCGAGAGCAACGACACAAACCAAAGCTCAGGCGACCGGACGCCAAGGAATAACCGGCGGGTGGTTGGTCCTACCGGAATAGAGATCAACAGTCGACCGCTAAAAGGCACAAAAGGGCCAGCCAGAAATGGGTGGCCTTTTTTATTTGCAAAGAGGCTGCCAAACAGCGCGATAACACCCCGTCACAGGGCACACAACAACGACGCGAATCATAATGGGTTGTTTTGTCATAGAATGGGTCATCGAAATTATTTGCAGCATCTGTTGACACAATCTGCGAGGCTTGCAAAGATGTTCGCACGTTGATGCAAGCGACGTAACACAATTGATACACACCGGGAAACCGGAGTCTGAGAAGGTCCGCCGAGATGCTTGCATCATTTCGGTGGGCCTTTTTCCGTTTATGAAAGTGTGAAATGCAAGCCACACAAACAGAGTCTCAGCAGATCATTAGCCTTTTGAAACGTCTTGTCCGCAATACGGACCGCATTGCGGAACGATTGGAATGCGGCAAAAAGACAAAGAAGGAAAAGTCTTCAGAGGATCACCGCGTTGCCTTGGCTGTTGTAGCTATTGCCAGAGGTGCCTCGAGCTTTCAAGAGATTGCCGACGAACTTGGCGTGTCTCGATGCACTGTCAGCAGGAATCCCGGCATCAGGCGAGCTATGGAAGCAGCAGTCCGGGATCGCAGTGTATGCCGGGAATCAGCTGACGACTTTCGATTCGAGAATTCTCGCTGAGCTTTTTTTCTGTTGCGATGAACAACGCAAAAGCAGCGAGACGCAGAGATTCTCGCTCTCGCCAGCATGAGCTTTCAAAGGAATCAACCACATGCAAACAAAAACAAAACCAAAAACACAAGACGACATCAACACATCGGCGGCTTTGAACATCGCGAAGTTGCTGGTGCAGACCTGGACGCCTCAGACATATCGCGAACAACGTGAATACGTCAACTCGCTGCCAGGCGTGCGGATCGTTTCGCTCCCTCGCGATGAAGAGTTTGGGTATGTGCAGGCGGAGGTGACGCTGTGAGTACAGTTACTGACTACAGTCGATTTGTCGAAAAAAAATCGCAGTGGCTAAATGAGTCTGGATTCGAGGCGGATTCACTGCCCGAATTTCTTTACGACTTTCAAAAGCATCTTGTGCAGTGGGCGTTGAGGATGGGTCGCTCAGCGATCTTCGCTGATTGCGGAATGGGTAAAACTGCGATGCAGTTAGCCTGGGCGGAAAAGGTTATCGAGCGAACAAATAGGACTGTCCTGATTGTCACGCCTTTGGCTGTTGGTGCTCAGACAGTCGAGGAAGCGGACAGATTCGGCATCAAGGCCGTTCGGTCACGCGATGGAAAGCATGACGGCAGCACTCAGTGCGTTGTCACAAATTATGAGCAGCTTCACAAGTTTGATCCGTCTACGTTTGCGGGTGTCGTTTGCGATGAGTCTAGCGGAATAAAAGACTTCAAGAGCGAGCGAAAAGCGACCGTAGTTGAGTTCATGCGAACAATTCAATTTCGACTGCTCTGCACAGCAACGGCCGCCCCTAACGATTTCTGGGAACTTGGTACGTCATCAGAGGCACTCGGGTTGCTCGGCTTTCGTGACATGATCACGAAGTTCTTTAAGCAGGAAACGTCAAAGGATCATCACGGATGGGGCCGCACAAAATACCGTTTTCGCGGTCACGCTGAAGAACCGTTTTGGTCGTGGGTTTGCTCGTGGGCAAGATCAATTCAAAAGCCTTCAGACCTCGGGTTTGATGATAGTCGATTTATTCTTCCGCCACTGACAGAGCGAGCACACATCATCGAATGCACAAAGGCAAGAGCCGGAAATCTGTTTGCAATGTCAGCAAACGACATGCGAGAGGAGCGAGAGGAACGCCGCGTAACAATTAAAGAGCGATGTGAAAAGGCTGTCGAACTGGCAAACAATCACAACGGATCTACGGCGTTGTGGGGCGAACTGAATCCTGAATGTGATCTGCTTGAAAAGATGCTCGACGATTGCGTGCAGGTCAAGGGATCAATGAGTGATGAGCAGAAGGAAGAATACCTGCTTGGATTCGCAAAGGGCCAGATTCGTCGGCTGGTATGCAAGCCTAAGATTGGAGCGTGGGGCCTTAACTTTCAAATTTGCAATCACGAGGTGATTTTTCCGAGTCATTCTTTCGAACAGTATTACCAAGTCGTGCGGCGATGCTACCGATTTGGGCAAAAGAATCCTGTAACGATCGACATGGTTTTAAGTGAGGGTGAGCGAAAAATCGCAGAGAACCTCGACCGCAAGAAGCAGCAAGTTCAGCGAATGTTTCAAAGTCTGGTGGCTCACATGCAGGACAGTATGCACCTAGTTTCTGCCGACTATTTTCCAGAGAAAGAAAAGGTACCATCATGGATATGATTAGCAGTGGGCACGTTGCTGAAATGACAGTTGACGAGTTCATTAAAATTCCCGACAACCCGCGGCAACGCGACACTGAACGACACGCAAAAAAAGCCAGTAGGCAGCACTTGTCGAAACTGTCTCCGACACACCGATATGTCTCTGTTGCGACTATCAACGGAATTCCTGTCTGCAAAGAGGACGGACACACTCGGGCGTATTTATGGAAGACTGGAAAACTCGCAAAACCTTTGACTGTGACAGCAATGTGTTATGAAGTGGAATCCATGGCAGAAGCTGCGGAACTTTACACACATTTCGATAATCAATCTGCTGTTGAGGGAAGCGGAGATCGTCTGTTCGGTGCAACTCGTGAAGTTGGTCTGGTTTTAACGAGCCCGCTGTTGCACAAACATGATTTCACGACCGCTTTGAAATGTGCTCACGTTATGAGACCCGGCGTTAATCTACCTAGCGAATATGATCTCGTAGCTATGTGGCGAGGTGCTATCTTGCATTTGGACCAATGGGGGCTGTGTAAAAATAGATTCAAAGGATCTGGATTGGTAGCATTCGCACTGATTGCGATCGCAAGTAAATCATTTGCAGACGACACGATTGAATCGTTTTACAAAACGTATAACGAAGATGGAGGAACTAAAGACGGCAAAAAGCGTGATGGAGTTCAGGCTCTTAGCGAGCACATGGAACAGCGACGATTCGTAAACCAGATGACAGGGTATGAAAACATTTACGACATGATGAGCAAGTCGTACTCTTGCCTCAAAGCGTGGTCCGATGGTGTGATGATTCACAATGTCCAGCCATCGACTGAGGCTCTTGTAAAACTTCACGCCAAGGCGAGGAAGCACATTGACAGCGGTGAATTCAAATTGTAAATAGCGGGTTCGCTGGCACGCGAACTAAACTTGATTCAACCCGTTGTTCTGAAACCGTGATTGCGTGCCAGCGTCACAACCTTAGAGCAGCGGGTTTTTCTTTTGGAGCTGGCACGATGAAAGAAAGATGGGAACGATTCGCGGCTGACAATTACGAGGTGTCGAACGGTGGAATAATTCGTCGGGCAACACCAGGTCGCGGGACATGGGCAGGACGCGAATTGAAACGTGTCGTAATGGGAATGGGATACTTTGTTGTTAATCCGGTGATCGACGGGAAGAACGTACTGATGTACGTTCACAAAATCGTTGCGGTGTCTTTCCTTGGTGATCCTGATGATGGTCTGGAAGTAAACCACATCGACGGCAACAAACTGAATAACGTGCTGTCAAATCTGGAATACGTGACACATCAGCGGAACATGCAACACGCCAGAGAACTTCGGCTGATTAACGACCGGAAGATGTATTCCGATGATGCTGTAGGTATCGTTCGGGATCTGGCGGCCAATGGTATGAAATCACCATCGATAGCGAAACAGACAGGAATCAGTGCTCGGCACTGTCGCGATATAATAAACAACAAACTCAGGAGAACAATATGCCGGTAATCGATCAGGTCATCACAGACCAATACGCAATTTACAACGGCGACTCCGCCGAAGTGCTGCAAACGATTCCCGACGAATCTGTCGGGATGTCTATCTACTCTCCGCCGTTCGCAACGGAGAACGGAGGCTGTTTGTACAACTACAGCAGCAGCGTGCGGGATCTGTCAAACGCTCGGACCTATGAAGAGTTTTTCGAGCACTACGGATTCATCGTCAGACAGATTTACAGAGCGATGAAGCCCGGCCGAATTTCGGCAGTGCATTGCATGGATGTGCCAAAGCAGGGGGCCAACATTTGCGGGTACACAGATTTTCCGGGCGACATTATTAGGCTGCATGAGTCGCTCGGGTTTGAGATGCTTCCGCGAATTTGCATATGGAAAGAACCGTTGGCAGTTCGAAACCGCACAATGAGCAAGGCTCTTGCACATCGGCAAATTTGCGAGGACGCAACTTTGACGAATGTCGCATCAGCCGATTACCTGATTCCTTTTAGAAAACGCGGAGTCAATCCAGAGCCAGTTACTCATCCGAACGGATTGTTTGAGTATCACGGCGAACGTGAAATTCCGAAAGAACTATTCAAGTTCAAGGGATGGAAAGGAAACCAGATTGAGAACAGATACAGCCATTGGATCTGGCGACATTATGCATCATCGTTTTGGGATGACATCAGGATAGAAAACGTTTTACCGTACGAGGAGTCGAAGGATGAAGGCGACGAGCGGCACCAGCATCCTTTGCAATTGGATGTAATCGCACGGGCTGTGCAGATGTGGACAAATCCCGGAGACGTTGTTTTGACTCCATTTATGGGAGTTGGATCAGAAGTGTATGCACCAGTTACTCAGGGTCGTCGCGGCGTCGGATGCGAACTGAAAACAAGTTATTACAGGCAGGCTGTAAAGAATCTTGCAGCAGCCTGCCAGCCAAAAAAGGCAAATCCTCAGAGAACTATGTTCGAGATGGAAAATGAACTTGATGAGGTTGCGACATGACAGGACAGCCAGGACGACCAAAGAAAACAACGCCACCAATTCCGCCAGCAGGTTCTCGGCTAACACCACTGAAGTGTCTCGGAATCATTGCAGCAACAGAAGGAAGCGGCGGTTATCAGGTTTGGCAATGTCGGTGCAGTTGTGGAGAGGTTCACATTGCATTGAGAAACAGGATTCAAAACGGGACGACGAAATCGTGTGGCTGTCTTCGTCGGGAGCTTGGCAAAAGCAAGATTGAAAAGGCACGGGCCGCACATGTCGAGGCGGCAAAGCGAAGGAGGCTCGAAAATGTTCAATGAACTTTTGGCGATCGGATGCACTGTCATTGCTGGAATTATGGCAGCCGGTGCAATTGAGGCCAACATTTGGAAGTGATCACGCATGGTCTGCCCCTATCGGACGAAGAAGCCGACGTGTGGCCTACGCAAGCCAATGAAGGCGGGGCAGGCCATGTTCTAACAACAAACAAGGATGTTCACATGCTGGTTTTGAGCCGTCGTGTTGATGAAGTTATTTGCATTGGCGATGACATCGAGGTGCTTGTCATTCGCGTCGGGCCTACCTCTGTGCGGATCGGAATCACGGCACCGAGACACATAAACATAGCTCGAAAGGAGCTGCGTGTTGAGCCAGCAGAGGACAGCGATTGCGACTGAACACGCGCCCGCTGACGGCTTTCTTGGGTGCGGACTTCGTGGGTTCGCGCCGTCAGCGGGAGTGTTCCTTAAAGGGAATCGAAGTGAGAAAAGCGAAGACTGACAGAGTTCCGAAAACTCGCGCCGGTGGCGAATGGACCGAAGCTGCGTTTTGGGGATTCATTCGCTCAGGACTTCGTCAGTTGTCACGTCGTTGGCCGCCGTTGGTTCGGCACGCATTAAACGCAGTCAGAAGAAAAAACCAGAGCGATAACAAGCGTCTTAAGTGGGAATTTCAGTGCGAAAATTGCAGCCAATGGTTCGCACGCAAAGACGTGGAAGTGGATCACATTGAGCCGTGTGGCTCACTGAAATCATTTGCCGATCTGAGCGTCTTCGCCGATCGGCTGTTCTGCGAATCGGATGGGTTGAGAGTGTTGTGTTCTAAGTGTCATTTGAAACGGAAAGAAGAGAAATGAAGATCCAAAAAGGCAAGCAGGGCGGACCACGTCGCGTCCTGTTTCATGGGACGAACTTTATCGGAAAGACAACGTTTGCTTCGCAGGCATTCGGCGGGGCGTTGCTAGCGAATCTTGAAGACGATCGCGACGTTGATATGGACAAGACACCACCGATTCGAACCTGGGAGGAGTGGCAGGAATTCTGGTCGTATTGCGATCAGGCAGCGGCCAAAGGTGAGTTTCCATATCGCTGGATCGCTGTGGACACAATCGACGCTTTGCAACGCATCATCGAAAAGCAGATCTGCAAAGAGAAGAACGTTGAGAGCATGGCGGACGACAAGTTTAGCTATGGCAAGGGCAACAAGTTCATTGAGGCGATGTGGGACCGAATCAAGTTCCAACTGGACTGGCTGCACACAGAACGCGGGCTCGGAATCATTTTGTTGGCACACAGCGAAGCGGTGAAAATCACGCCGCCGGATGCACCGTCCTATGAGCGGTGGGAGCCGTCTGTCTGCGAGTTTGCTCGCGACTTACTTTGCGACTGGTGCCAAGAAGTTTTCTTTGGATCGTTCCGAACCTACGCAGTCAAAGAAGATGCTGGATTCAATCGCACTCGCAACATCGCAGCTGGTGGAAGCGAAAGGTTTGTCAGGACTCAGCCAACGGCTGGAGTCCGCGCCAAGAACCGTCTGAACATGCCGGAAGAAATGGTTGAGTTTTCGTTCGAGAAGTATGCAGAGTTTTTTGTTCCTTCAGAAGTTTTGAAAGGTAAGAGCAATGGCTGATTTGGGTGGTTATGACGCATCACAGGTTAAGGACAGCGAATTTGAGGCTTTGCCAGCAGGCGAGTATCGCGCCGTCATAACTGAGAGCGAACGCAAGAAGACGAAAGATGGCTCAAGTGAGTTGTTGCAGGTCAAGCTGCAAATCATTGACGGACCTTTCAAAAATCGAACGGTGATCGATCGTTTCAACCTGTGGAACAAAAATCCGCAGGCAACAACGATTGCTCAGCAGCAATTCAAGAAGGTTTGCGAAGCAGTAAACATTCTTAAGCCTGCGGATTCTTCGGCGCTGCACATGAAACCGCTGATGATCAAACTGGCTGTCAAAGAATACGACGGCAAAGAGCAAAACGAAGTGAAGGGCTACAAAGCCTGTCTGCCTCAGTCGTCTAATGCTACTGCAGAGAAGACAGCAACTGCTGGAAAACCTGCTGGCTGGTAGGTCTCAACAACATAGGCGCGGGGCAATCTCCGCGCCTTTTTTATCGACGGAGGGAATGCAGATGCAATGCCGAATGACGCTGACAACTGAGGTTCAGCAACCATGGCCAGCGATGTTGGTGAGTCACATTCAGGCCGACATCAAAAGCAAAAGCAGGCCAGTTCAGGAGACGGTGATTGTTCTGTTTCTTGAACCGTGGCAGGTCAAACAAATGCAAGGTGATCAATGGATCACAGAGATGTGTGGAAAGCTGCGGTCGCAGCATGGAATCACTTGTTTCGATATCAAGGTGGAGGTGATCAATGACTGAACTGACGATGACAGACAGGGCCGTTCAGGAACTGTCTACGTTTAACGCGATGATCGAACAGGTTTTGCCCTATGGTCTGTTGACTGTGGCAGAGGCCGGAATCGGTCAGGTTGAAGAGGCTCACAAGGCCGTCAAGAAACTTCACGCAGCGATTGAAACAAAGCGCGAAGACCTAAAGAGAGCGGCCATTGATTACGGCAAGACTGTTGACTCAATTGCAACACAGTTGAAGTCAAAGGTCAAAGAAGTTGAGTCGAAACTGAAGGCCGAACGCGATGCTTTTGACGCTGTTGAAAAGGCAGAGAAAGCAAAGAAGGAAGCAGAGAAAGTCGCGAAGAAACAAAACCGCGTCAACGAGATGGTAGCGGCCGGAGTCGCAATTGACTGGGTAGCGGCGGAACTTCCAGACGAAGAATGGATGTGGTGGTTTTCAAAGGCGAAAAAACAGGCGGCTGAAGTCGCTGAGCGGATTGCTGAAGAAAAACGCATTGCTGAAGAGTTTGCCGAGAAGCAACGCAAGGAACGCGAAGAACTTGCCGCGAAGATGGCTGAAGAGTCAAGACGACAGGCTGAAGAACTCCGCATCCGTGCTGCCGAAATGGAACGGCAACGATTGGCCGACGAAGCCGCTTTGGCTGAACAACGCAAGGCCATGGAGGCCGAACGCGAAACCCTGCGACAACAGCAGGAAGAGATACGCAAGGCAGCAGAAGCGAAAGCCAAATCTGAACGCGAAGCCGCTGAGGCCGCACGCCTTGAGGCATTGAAGCCGGAACTCGAAAAGGCTCAGAAGTTTATTGAGTGTATGGAGACTGACGCAAAAGATTCTCTGCAACGTCTTGGCAATCCGGAGTGGAGTTCAGTTGCGTTGAGCATGGTCCAGAGTTGCGGTGGTTCAATCTTTTCAATGGTTCTGTCGCGAGGAGCGTAGCAGTGTTCAGCGAACTAAAATCCAGATGGCTGAAGAAGACCGGGGAGCCAATGCCGGAGGCAATCTTGCGACTACCACTCAAAAAGATTTGTAAGGCGGTTCAGTTGGTTGAGGCTGGCGTGACTGTTGTCGTTCCAAAAGAGACGGCACCGGTTGCCGAAGAACAGCCGTCTTCAATGATGGATCATGATAAACATGGAGAGTTTTCGTAATGGCCATCGTGAACAATCACACTAAAGAAGAGATGAGAAAAACAGGCGTTTACGAGATCGTTCACATTGAGAGCGGAAAGCGATATGTCGGAAGTGCGTCTGTTAGCTTTGCTTCGAGACTTCGATGCCATAGGCACGACCTGAAGAAGCAAAAGCATTCAAGCGTGTTGCTGCAAAGGGCGTGGAACAAATACGGTCCTGAAGCATTTGAGTTTAGAATCGTTGAAGTGACTGCTGCGGAACATGCCATTGCTGTTGAACAGACATTCATCGATTGGCGCAAGAGTGCTGATCCAAATCGTGGATTTAATGTTCTTTCAACTGCAGGTAGTTCAAGAGGCTGCAAGCGAAGCGAGCAAACACGACAAAAGGTTCGCGAGGCAACGTTGCGACAGTTTGCAAACCCAGAAAGCAGAGAGCGACATGCAACCGCACAACGAAACAGATATCGGGATGAATCTGAAAGAGAAAGGGTTAGACAGCATTTTAAGGAGTTCTACTCGAATCCTGATGTCAAAGAGGAAATGAAAAGCAGATTGCGTTCACGCTTTGCTGATGAATCTGTCCGCGCCGCTCACAGTGAACAACAGAAGGCTGCACTGTCAAATCCAGAGACAAGAAAAAAACAGAGCGACAGCGCAAACAAGAGGTGGAGCGATCAAAAAGCGAGAGACGAGCAAAGAGAAAAGACCAGAGCGATTGTCTGTACTCCAGAGGCACGAGAGCAGGCGAGACTGAAGACTCTTGCAAATAATGCAGATCCAGAGCGTAAGGCAAGAATACAAGAGAAGAACAGAGCGACACGAGCGGCAAAAAAGCTCCGCGAAAAGGAGCAGAAAAGCCAATGATTCTAACGCCTCGTTATTACCAGCAGGAAGGCAACGACGCTGTTTGGGATTACTTTGCATCTAAGCAAGGCAACCCAGTCGTTGTGCTTCCAACTGGTGCCGGAAAATCGCTTCTATATGCGTTGATTATTAAGCAGGCACTTGATTTCAATGCAAAGGTCTTGGTTCTTGCTGATGTCAAAGAGCTTCTTGAGCAGAACGCTGAAGAACTTCGCGCATTGATGCCAAGTGTAGACATCGGCCTTTACTCAGCAGGGCTAAAGAAACGAGACGTCAGTAATGATGTCGTGTTTTGTGGAATTCAGTCTGTATACAAGAGGGCATCTGAGTTCGGCTCAAGAAAGCTAATCATTGTGGATGAGGTTCACATGATTAACGACAACGATGAGTCTATGTATAGAACGTTTCTTGATGAAATGAAGAGACTAAACGACGGGCTGAGAATCGTTGGCGCTACTGCAACACCATTTAGAACTGGGACTGGTCCAATTTGTGGGCCTGAAAGAATGTTCCAGCGAATCGTTTATGAGGCAAAAACAGGGACTCTGATATCACAGGGGTATTTGTGCCCAATCACTACAAAAGCGGCAGTAGCTGAAGTTGAAACAGGAAATGTGCCAATTCGTGGTGACGACTTTTCTGAAGATGAATCACAAAAAGTTTTCATGGCTGGCGACAATGTTTCGGCAGCGTGCATGGAAATACTCGACAAGTGCCACGATAGACACTCAATACTGATTTTCGCATCCGGTGTTTCTCACGCGGAAAGTATTGCGAGAACAATAGAAACGATGACAAGTGAGAAAGTTGGCGTCGTAACTGGAGAAACTCTTGCGATAGAGCGAAGCAGCATCATGAGCGATTTTCGCAATATGAAACTTCGCTTTGTGGTTAATGTTGGGGTGATGACTAAAGGCACAAACATCAAATGTATTGATGCCGTTGCGATCTTGCGAATGAGCATGTCTCCGGGCTTAATTGCTCAGATGGCTGGAAGAGGATTGCGTCTGCATGATTCAAAGCGTGACTGCTTGATTCTTGACTTCGGTCAGAACTTCAAGCGATTCGGGCCGATTGACGACGAGAACTTCGGACGATCGCAGGGCGGATCTGGTCGGGCCGCGGTCGCTGCTGAAAACGGACGCGGGAAAAAATGCCCGTCCTGCGAATTGGATGTCAATGTCAACGCGACGGTTTGCCCTGAATGCAATTTCCTGTTTCCTCGCAACATCGAGCCAAAACACGACACGACAGCGGATGAGTCTTCGCAGCTAACCGGTGCTATGCCTCCTGAGGAATGGGACGTCAAAGATGTCATCGTGAAGGTCCACACGAAGAAAGACGACGACGAAGCGCCGCAGACAGTGCGTGTTGATTATGTGGTGAGCAAGACCGGCGAAGTTGGCAACCTCGCTCAGCATGTCATCCCGGAGTGGGTCTGCCCTGGGCACACAGGTTTTGCCCGTTCGAAGTTCTTGGCATGGTGGGACGCTCGAAGTCTATGCGAGCCACCGGACAGTGCAACGGACGCGGTCGCGTTGATCAACATGGGCGTCTGCCGGAGGCCGGTCAGGATCACGACGAAGAAGGACGGGCGATGGCATCGGATCACGGAGTGTTTCTTCGAGTCGGAGAAGCCGACGGAGTTGCAGGCGGAAGAAGAGACAAGAGTTTATTCAGGGATTGAGGACGACTGTCCCTTCTGAAAGATAACGAGCGATGTTTGATCGGACCCCGGAAGAGCTTCGCAACGTCAACCAGTGGCATTGCTGGAAGCTGTCGAACGGAACGAAAATTCCTGTTCAGGTTGATGGATCACCAGCAAAATCAAATGACTCGTCAACATGGACGGATTTTGAAACCGCTGTGGATGCGTCTCAGTTTCATTCTGGATTAGCGTTCGAGATCTCGGAACCGTGGACGGGAATTGATCTCGATGACTGTCTGGATGAAAACGGGATCAAGCCGTGGTGCCTTGAGATTCTCTGCCGATTCGATGGAATCGGATTCGCTGAGGTTTCACCGTCTGGGAACGGGATCAAGATTTTGACTCGAGGCCGGAAGCCTGCCGGCTCACGATCGCAGAAAAAATTCGACGAAGGCGGGATTGAGTGTTACGACAATCGCCGATTCTGGACCATCACCGGTGATCTCTACAACGGGCAGGATGAGATTGGAGACGGTCAGGACGCAATCAACTGGCTGTGCGAAAAGTTTCTTTCGAGAGAAAAGAAAACCGAACAGCCAGTTCTTCCTGCGATGCCACCAACAAAAACCGGTTCGCTCGAAAGTCGCGTTGAATCTTACCTGCAGTCGGTCCCACAAGCTGCTGAAGGACAGCGAAATCAATCAGCATTCCAACTGGCTGGGCATCTTCGCAGCTTTGATCACGACGGGCATCGCCTGAGTGACGATCAGGTTTTAGACTACTGCCGCGGATGGAACGCGAAGAACGCGAAACCATTGCCGGACGAAGAATTGAAAACGGCAATCAGTTCCAGCGGCCGGAACGGAACGGCGCGAGAAACAAAGCCAAATCGACCGCTTGAGGCATTCCGGTCTGAGGTTGATCTGTCTGGGATCCTTGGGCCTGAACGGTCAGACGATTTTGACGATGAACAGTTCTGCGTTGAATCAGTTCCAGAATCCGGATTGCTCCGTGAGATCTTTGACTACTACTGCCAAACATCACACCGAACATCGCCGGTTATGGGGCTGGCTGTTGCCGTCAGTCTCTGCGAAACGATCTTCGGGCGACGAATTGCCAGCCACACCGACATGCGGACGAATGATTACAACGTGATCATGGCCCCGACAGCGAGCGGAAAAGAAGCCTGCGAAACGACAATCACAAAGATCCTGCAGGCCGCTGGCAGCGTTCCAATGCTTCCACCTGACGTCCAGAGCGGGAACGGACTGTTGAAAGCAATCCATTCCATGCCGTGCGGGATCTGGTGTTGTGATGAGTTCGGGAAAATGCTCGAGGCCATTATTGATAAGAAGTCGAACAATGGACACGCGAAGCAAATTGGGACTCACCTCCTGAAACTCTACTCGAAGTCTTCGGGAGTTTACGGGGGAGCTGCTCACGCCGACGGGATCCGAAACCAAGTCGATCAGCCGCATCTGGTTTTGCTGGGACTGACAACGGGCCAGATGTTTGAGACGATTGACTCAAGACAGATTCAGGATGGGCTTTTCGGGCGGTTAGCGTTTTGGCCGGTCCAGAATCGACCAAAGCGAAAGACTGCTCGAGCTATTCCAGTTCCGGAGCGGTTGGCGATGGAGGTTCGGCAATGGATGACTTGGGAGCCTGTCAGCGGCAATCTCGGCATTCCGGCCCCTGTTATTGTCGAGATGACCGACGAAGCCGTCAGTCGTTGGGACCATCACGCGGACGCAATTGACGAACGAATGGAACATGAGAGCGAAAGCCGTGCAGCGATCTGGGGGCGAGTCGCGGCGAGAGCAATGAAACTGGCAATGGTTCATAGGGCTGCAAGGGTCGAGATGGATCCGCAGTCAGTCGATTGGGCTTTTGTTCGCGTGGAGCTCCAAGACGTCGATTGGGGAATTCGGGTCGCTAATTGGTTGGCTCGGGTCGCTTGTGCCCTGATTCGAGAAAACGTGGTCGACACTCAAGCAAATCGAGCTCGACATGTTCTCGAAACTGCAGTTCTGAAGTTGGGGTCTGTGTCGCGACGGGATCTGATGCGAGAGTTTAGGTCGATCAGCGGGTCTGAGTTTACCGCAGCGGCTGAGAGCCTGAAATCTGAAGGCCGAATCGAGATTATAAGTGAAGCAATTCCCGGACGACCTCGGATTACATACCGGAAGCCTGATACTGTACAGCAGATGTCCGGGTAGATGTCCGAAAAACTAGATGTCCGGAGCCCGTGCTTGACAGCAACTGTCAACACGGGCTTTTTTATGCGCTGAGTCATGCGAAAAGCCCGGACAAAACCCTAGTTTGTCCCATAGTGTACAGGACATCTAGGGACAACCAGAAGAACCTAAAAAGCCAATGAATATAAAAAAAATAATACTATACATTCTTTAGTTGTCCTGATTTTCTGTAGGGAGGTATTCACCTCCTGTTTTCTTTCCTTGGCTTGGCTCTTTCTTTTTAGTGTCGGGACATCTGGACATCTGGCACAAAACCACTGTACAACGCATTCTGCTTGACAGCCCGTTCTGCTCTGTTATCTTTCTGGCACCCAAGTGCTCACAAAACTCCACGAAACTGACTGCGGCCTCAGATTGCGCCGTGCGTTGCGTCGTGGGGTGAGCTGTGGACAAATCTCTGATCATAGGGAGTTTCGCCCGTCACATCCTGACGACGCTGGGCGGAATGGCGGTCGCCAAAGGTTGGCTCGATAGCTCACAAATTGAGCCTGTTGCCGGTGCACTGATGGTGCTTGCTGGCGTTGCGTGGTCCCTGCTACAGAAGAGGGCCGCGAAGTGATTTCCATCGACTGGCAGCAAGTTATCGGCTCGATCCTGATCGGAGGCTCCGGCATCGGCGGCGTTGTCTGGGCTGCGATTGCTGGCTGGAAGAAATTTCGCCCCGTCAAATCAGGCGAGGAAACGCTACGTCCTGCCGATGAGCCTGCTCCAGTTGGTGCTGTTGAGTGGGTAAACGACATTTGCGAGGCAATGGGTGCGGCATCGGCTGAAAGCAAACTGAAAGCGTTGCTGGTCGGATCCACTCGCGACAATGCACGTGCATTCCGCATAACAGAGCTGGAGGGCAAGTCGTGAAATTGCCTCTAGCACTAATTGCCAGCGGACTAATCGGCGGGTTTCTTCTGCTGAATGGCGGCAAGGTTGGTCTGGGACCGTCGCCGTTCGATGCGGTTTCCGCAGTGTTTGACGCACAGGAAACGACCTTCCGCAAGCTATCCGGAGAGCGAGCCAAAGCACTACGCGCCGGCGAAATCACCAGCGAGGCGGCATCTGTCGCATGGATGCAATCGCGATGGCTTCCGGCGTTTGAGGCTGAATGGTCAAAACTACTGACTCAGGAAGCGGCTGCATTCGGTGGCGAGCAATGGACGGCAGAAAAAGAAGCCGCGTGGATTGAGAGGTATGTGCGATGACAGAGCTACTTGAATTCTACGGACTGCTGCCATCAACGCCGGAAGGAATCCGGGAAGTTATGGCCACGTTTCGCGTGAAGTCAATGACCGAAGACAGCCTTCCGGGCTGGGAAGAAAGACTGGAAAAACGCACTCGACTGTTGATGTCGATCATGCGAAAGCAGAATCAGAAACGCAACGACTGCGAGGGCAATGCGACCGCAAACGGGGCTGAGGCTCAGCATCAATGGGTCAATGGGGAGATCGTCCAATACAGCGACACATACGGATACCAAGGCTCAGAGCGAATAATGGGCCGTGGTAATGTGGGGCGTGACAGCGGCGCTGTAATGGAGTCTGGTGTGATTCTTCGCGTTCAGGGAATCAAGGCTCTTGCTGTGCCGCCAGGCTTGCCGTTCGAATCAGATTGGGCATATGAGCCATATGAGCGTGACGTTGCACGATTCGAGACAAGGGCAAAGTCTGCAAAGATCAAAGACACGTTCGTGGCTGAGTCTGGAGCACTTCCAGAGTTTAGCCAGTTGCTGCTGAGTCTTGCTGCTGGTGGTGTCGGACACATCGGAACCTATTGGCCGTTCCGCGTTTCAGACGTCGGCGGATTCAAGTGCATGGATTCAGCTCCCACTGGCGGCGGTGGTCACGCAACGTGCATCATTGGGGCCATTCAGCTCAGCAGTAAATGGTATTTGACCGTCTGGAACTCTCACGGGTACGGGGCATACCTGATGAGTGAGCGGGCGTATGATCAATTGCAGAGCAGGCAATGGCAGCCTTTTGGCGGTTATTTAATCATGCCTGACAAGCCAGTTGAGCGTTATCACAATCGCGTCGTCAGTGGTGGTGGATACTTCAGTCCAAGCAAAGGGGTGGCGTGATGAGTCAGCTGGAAGTTAGATGGAACGAAAAGCATATCGTACCAGTGGTGACAGGCAAAGATTGTGAATGGGCGTCATGGCTTTGGAGTCAATACGGGCGGAAAAACACTTTTCTGTTTTGGGATTCCGTTCGTGACTTAATGTTGGCCGGATTCTGCCTTCTGATGCTAGTCGGCTGCGGATCATCCCAAGCCGAAATCGTTTCCCCGGAAGTGCAGGCCCGCGCGTCCGAGCTGTCTGCATTGCTGACATCATCCAAGACAGTTGAAACGAAATCAGATGAGATTCTGAAGGCCGTCGAATCGAACACAACCGCACTGGCTGCGATCAAAGGCCAGATTGATTCTCTGGAAGCGTCTGTCGTCAGTTCCAAACCTAACGGAAAGGAAGTGATCGAGTCTGCCCCTGAGTCCCCGGCAAAGGCGAACACCCAACCAACTCCTGTCCAAGTCGCTACGCCGGGGACTTCTTCTTCTCGTGTTGCATCAGACGGAACTGTGCTGCGGTGGAACATTGAAGGCAATTGGAATCCGACGATTCTGGAAACATCAGCACATCTGCGACAGGATCACGGCATCGACACAAACGGCATGACACATCAAGAAATGGCGGATATCCATGCGTCGATTCATGACGGTAAACCTGTCGCCAGCAAGCCGGTCGCAATGAAATCTGAAACGGTTCGGTACGTGTCGCGAGGAATGAGCTGCCCGAATGGTCAATGTCCGACATCATCAACGCGGTATGTTCGCAGGTCGCGACGATGAGCCTTTTTCAACCGATCGACATGACTGGAAAATCAGGATTGCGTGAAGCAGTGCAGGCAATCATTGATGGCAAGATTGATCGAATCGAATGGACGGACACAATCAATCTGAGGATTGTCAGGGACAACGCAGGGACGGCAGAACTGAGGATAACGGACGGAAAAGCAGAGGTGAGTTTACGTGGACTACCTGACCCGGATTTCATCTCTGCAAAGTGTCATCGAGATCACGCAATTGTGAGTTTAAGCCTGACGAATGTAAGAGTGAATTACTGATGACAAAACACGAAATTGGCGGCCTGTTGTTGGCTGCAGTGTTTGCCGTTTTTGGCTTTGTGGTGTTTTTCACATGAGCATGGAAGACGCGATTATCGCAGGAGTCATTTTTGAGCGTGGTGCAATCACGCAAGGGCGTGCACTTGCCAAAGACGGGCGAGACGAGCGACTTCACATCAATCATTACGGCCGGAAAATGTTGAGGTTTGCAGAGCGTGGGCGAATCAAACCAACGGACTCAAACGAAGACATAGCGGCGGCATTGTCATCAGGCGTTTTGGTGTGGCTGTTCTGGCAGATCGCTCCGGAGCTGCTGCTATGGATTGTCGAAGCGATTAGGAAACGAATTTGGCAACATGATTGACAGCAGGAATGGGTGCAAATGGGAACATCAATAGCACAAATTGGGGCGGCATTTCGACGCAATCGATATGTGCGAGCCGCAGTTTTTAAGTGCCAGTGTGGCAATAAGTTTGTCACTGATGTGAATCGTGTTGCTTCTGGCAAAACACAATCGTGCGGGTGTCTTCGAGCAAAAATGACAGCCGAGCGAAATGGGACACATGGAAAGTCAAAATCAAAGGCTTACTCAATCTGGAATCAAATGATCCAGAGATGCACGAATCCAAATCATATTTCGTATCAATGGTACGGAGCCGTTGGGGTATATGTCGTCACGAAATGGATGCAATTCGAATCATTTTTTAATGACATGGGTGAAGTTCCTGAGGGAATGTCAATCGACCGAATAGATGTAAGCGGCCCATATGGCCCAGAAAACTGCCGATGGACCACAATGAAGCAACAGCAAAGAAATCGCAAAAACAACGTCAAGCTCGTAATTGAAGGCGAAGAGAAAACGATTGCTGAATGGGCGGAGAGTGAAGGAGCAGCAAAAGAGGCCACCATACGAAGACGAGTTGTGATGGGGTGGAGCC